ATCAGAAAGATTGATCTTTGAAAACATTCAAGAATTTTTTACCAAATATAACACCATTCCATCCAAGGAAGCGGTGGTTATATCTTTGGAAAAATTAAAAAATCTATCAGAAAAAGATTTTGCAGATTGTACAGAGATTGTACAAAAGTTTGATTTTAGTGAAGTTGTAAACACAGAGTGGGTTGTAAATGAAACAGAAAATTTCTGCAAAGATAAAGCAATTTACAACTCTATCATGGAATCTATCCAAATTATTGATGGAAAAGATAAGAATAGAACAAAAACTGCAATTCCTGATCTTTTAAGCAAAGCATTGTCTGTTTCTTTTGATGCTCATATCGGACACGATTACGCAGAAGATGCCGATAAACGATTTGAATTTTATCATCTAAAAGAAAAGAAAATTGCATTTGATATTGAGTACTTAAACACAATTACCTCTGGTGGTACTCCAACTAAAACATTGAATGTTGTTATGGCTGGAACTGGTGTTGGTAAATCATTATTTTTATGTCACCACGCAGCAAATTGTTTAGTTCAAAATTTGAATGTGCTGTACATCACCTGTGAAATGTCTGAAGAAAGGATTGCGGAGAGAATTGATGCAAATCTTCTTGATGTAACTATGGACGATCTCAAAGATATGCCGCACTCTGTGTATAAGAAAAAGATTGATAATGTTTGTGGAAATATTACATCAAAACTAATCATTAAAGAATATCCGACATCAAGTGCAAGTGCTGTTCATTTTAGAGCATTGATTGAAGAACTAAAAATTAAAAAGGGATTTAAACCTGATATAGTTTTTATTGATTATTTGAATATTTGTTCTTCATCTAGAATGAGAAACACAGGTGCAATTAATTCTTATACTCTCATCAAGGCAATTGCTGAAGAACTGAGAGCATTGGCCGTTGAATACGATTTGCCAATTTGGACTGCAACTCAAACAAACAGAGAGGGATTCTCTAATACAGATGTTGGTTTAGAAAACACATCAGAGTCGTTTGGGTTGCCTGCAACAAGCGATTTTATGATTGCTTTGATTTCTACTGAAGAACTTGAAGAAGCAAATCAAATTATGGTAAAACAACTAAAAAATCGGTACAACAATGCAATGTCCAACCGAAAGTTTGTTGTCGGATTAAATCGTGCTAAAATGAAACTTTCCGATGTTCCAACGCTTAATCAACCAACTCTTGTTTCTGCAAACACAACAGACGAACAAGAAGCAGGAAATGGTTATGATCTTAGAGATAAGTTTTCTAAAATGAAAACTACAAAAACCGGAGACTGGAAGTTTTAATGTCCACCTATATTGACAAAAAGTTTATCAATATAATTTCACCCAAACTTGAAAAGTTTGCTTGGAAAAAAGAAACTCTTGCAAATTGCCGTTGTCCCATCTGCGGAGATTCAAAGAAAAACAAAAATAGAGCAAGAGGATTCTTCTTTCAAAAAGGAAATGACTTTTTCTATAAATGTCATAACTGTAATTACAGTAGTAACTTGTATAATTTTTTAGAACAGATTGCTCCATCCATTTGCAAAGAGTATTCAATTGAACGATGGAAAAATGGTGAAAATGGAAAATCTAATTATAAAAAACCAGTAATTAAATTTGAAAAACCAAAATTTGAAAATAAACAATCATTAGTTGGTTGTGTTTCTGTTGACTCTTTACCAGATGATCATATCTGCAAACAATATGTAAAGACACGAAAATTGCCAGAATTTTCGTTCAGTAATTTATTTTACACTGAAGATTTTAGTTTAGTTGCAAAAACATTAGATCCATCTAAAATAGATTTAATAAAAGAACAACGATTGGTGATACCAATTTATGATGAAGACAACAATTTAGTAGGTGTTCAGGGAAGATATCTAGGAAATAATCCTAAAGCAATTCGTTATATTACAATTAAAAAAGTAAATGTAGATCGTTTGTGGTTTGGTTTGAATAGAATTCAAAACGAACCAGTTTTTGTTGTTGAAGGTCCTTTGGATTCTTTGTTTCTCCCAAATGGTGTTGCAATGCTTGGTTTAGATGGTTCTGTAATTTTGCCAGAAGTAATACAAAACAAGGAAATAATTTTTGTAATAGACAACGAGCCACGAAACAAAACAGTTGTTAAGATCATAGGACAACTTATTCAAAACAAATTTAATGTTGTGATTTGGCCAAATAGGATCAAAGAAAAAGATATTAATGATATGATTCTATCTGGAAAAACTACAAAACAAATTGTTGAAATAATAAAACAAAATACCTACAATGGATTAGAAGCACAATTAAAGTTCAATGAATGGAAAAAAGCATGAACGAAGAAGAAGCGTTTGACGAAGAATTTTATGAAGAATATGGCGAAGAAATGACAGATGCTTTCTTCAATTTTTTCATACATTTAAAACAATATGCGATGGAAATGAATATTGAAGTTCACGACAAGGCAATGGACTTTGCAAATTCATTTGCAACAAATATGGATATTGAAGTTTCAATTGAGGAAGAAGACGGTGAAAAGTTTTTTGCATATAAAAGAAAAAATGAATCAATGGATGATGAAACCTTCTTTTATTTGGTTTTAAAAATACATTTGAAATTTTCAGAAAAACTAAAAGAACTTGATCCAGTTTTATGGAAAAAGGCAGTAGAATATTCAGCCGACTATGGTGGTTCTGGTAGAGTAAGTTTTTATTTCACAGAAGACGAGGACAAAAAAAATGATGACGGAAACAATGAAGATTCAGGTTCTTGATAAGGGTCATGTTGAGTATGTTATGCATATGGGAGATGATCTAACAGTAGTAAATGCTGCTAGAGTTTCTTTTAATAAAGAAAGTATTTGGGAAGAATACGATCATGAGGGACATGGAGTTCTGTCAAGTCGAGATGAAAAACTAATAAAGTACCTTGCAAAACATAATCACTGGACTCCATTTGCACATCCTCAAATTACTCTACGCATCAAGGCTCCAATTTTTATTCGAACACAACTATTTAAGCATAAAGTTGGTTTTGTAGAAAACGAAGTTTCTCGTCGTTATGTCAGCGATGCTCCTCAATTTTATTTACCACGTTGGAGAGGAAAACCAACAAACGGAGCAAAACAAGGGTCTGAAGACTTTATGCCAATTGATGAAAAATATAATACTGTAAATCGTCATTACGAAATGACTGTGCGAGAAGCAGTTCAAACTTATAATGAATTATTAGAACGCGGAGTAGCACCAGAACAGGCTCGTTCTGTTCTTCCTCAGTCAACATACACAGAGTGGTGGTGGACTGGATCATTGTCTGCTTTCTCTCGCGTTTATAAACAAAGATCAGATTCACACGCACAGTGGGAATGTCAACAATATGCAAATGCAATTGGTCAAGTTATAGACCAATTATTTCCAATTTCTTGGAAAGTTTTGACAACAAACTAAACTATATAAAACACCAACTCAATCAGGAGATAAAGCATGAGTCTACCAAGCCTCTATCAGGATTTCATTCACCTTTCACGTTACTCAAGATGGATTGAAAGTGAAAATCGGCGTGAATCGTGGGAAGAAACCGTCAAAAGGTACTTTAACTTTTTTGAAAATAAGTTGAAGGAAGAAAATAATTTTAAGTTAACTCCTGAATTAAGAAGTGAACTTGAAACGGCAGTAATTAAACTTGAAGTGATGCCATCAATGCGAGCCCTTATGACTGCGGGTGAAGCACTAGACAGAGACAACACTGCTGGTTATAATTGTTCATATGTCGCAGTCAACCGAGTCAGAGCATTTGATGAAATTCTATACATACTCATGTGTGGAACAGGCGTGGGCTTCTCCGTCGAAAGACAATATGTTGAGAAATTACCAACTATTGCAGAGGAGTTCACAAACAGTGAAACCACTATTGTTGTGCAAGATAGCAAAGCTGGTTGGGCTAAAGCATATAGGGAACTTGTATCCCTACTTATTGGTGGTCAAATACCAAAATGGGATGTGTCAAAAGTTCGTCCTGCTGGCGCAAGACTCAAAACATTTGGTGGAAGAGCATCTGGTCCGGGGCCACTCGAAGACCTCTTTAAGTTCACTACTGAAACTTTTAAAAGAGGTGCGGGGCGAAAACTTACGTCCATTGAATGTCACGATATCGTTTGTAAAATTGCAGAAGTTGTCGTGGTTGGAGGTGTGCGCCGATCCGCACTTATTTCACTCAGTAATCTCACTGATGAGAGGATGCGAGATGCAAAATCTGGTGCGTGGTGGAATGAACATCCCCAACGCGCACTTGCAAACAACTCAGTTGCCTATAAAGAAAAACCAGACATGGGCATTTTCATGGAAGAATGGTTATCTCTTTATAAGAGCAAAAGCGGCGAACGTGGTATCTTTAATCGCGACGCTTGCAAAAAGACTGTTGCGAAATTAGGAGATCGTAGAGATCCAAATTATGAATTTGGCACAAATCCATGCTCAGAGATTATTCTTCGTGATAGAGAGTTCTGTAATCTAACAGAAGTAGTTGTTCGTTCTACTGACACCGCAGACGATCTTGCTCGTAAAGTCCGTTTAGCGACGATTCTAGGTACATTCCAAGCGTCCCTGACGAACTTCCCATACCTTTCCAGTGAATGGAAGAAAAACTGTGAAGAAGAAGCATTACTTGGTGTTTCTCTAACTGGTATTTTGGACAATGAAAATTTGGCAAACGATGTTGTTGCTTTGGAAAGAGGTCTTGTCAAACTGAAGAATATTGCCATACAGGTAAACAAGGAATATGCTGACAAAATTGGCATTGAGCCTGCGGCCGCAATTACTTGCGTAAAACCATCTGGTACTGTATCTCAACTTGTTGACGCCGCTTCTGGTATTCACCCAAGACATTCACAATATTACATCAGAACAGTGCGAGCAGATCAAAAAGATCCTTTGTGCAAAATGATGATAGACATGGGGTTCCCACATGAAAAGTGCGTAATGAAACCAGATTCAGTTATGGTATTCTCGTTTCCAACCAAGTCACCTGATGGCTGCATGACTCGTAATGATTTGGGTGCCATTGAACACCTACAACTTTGGTTAACTTATCAACGGTTTTGGTGTGAACATAAGCCAAGCATAACCGTGACTGTTCGCGAAAATGAATGGATGGAGGTTGGATCTTGGGTGTACAAACACTTTGACGAAATCAGTGGTATTTCATTCTTACCACACAGTGATCATACCTATCGTCAAGCACCATATCAAGAATGCACCAAAGAAGAGTACGAGGCATTAGTTGCAAAAATGCCAACAAATGTTGATTGGAGCAATCTTGTAAAATACGAAAAAGAAGATAAAACTTCAGGTACTCAAACCTTTGCTTGCAGCGGTGATAAATGCGAGGTAGTTGATATTACTTCATGATGAAAGTTGGTTCTTTGTTTTCTGGAGTGGGAGGCCTTGATCTCGGTTTTGAGCGTCAAGGTTTTTCCATTTCATGGGCGTGTGATAAAGAAAAAACTTGTAGAAGAATTTTATCAAAACAATTTCCTAATACAAAAATATATGATGATGTTTGTACTTTAGATCCAACCAAAGTAGAACAAGTGGATATTGTAATAGGAGGATTTCCTTGTCAAGATTTGTCGGTTGCCGGAAAGAAAAAGGGATTAGCAGGAGAAAGATCAGGTCTATTCTATGAATTTATTCGAATCGTCAGAGACATGCCAACAAAACCATCCTTCGTGGTGGTTGAAAATGTCCCCGGAATGCTCACAAGCAATAACGGAAGGGATTTCGCCGTCGTTCTCTACGAAATGGTTAAACAGTGGTGTCCTAAATCTATCGCATGGAGAACATTGGACAGCAGATTCTTCGGTGTTCCCCAAAGAAGAGAACGAGTCTTCATTGTTGCAGATCTTGCAGGAGAACGTGCCTCAAAAATACTCAATTTACACACAGACCTGCGAGGGGATATTAGAAAGAGGGAATCGGAACGGAAAAACTCTGTATCCTCCTTTAGCAACTTGTTTGACGAATATGATAACGAATACCCACAAACCATAAGAAAATCAAGAAAAGCACAAACAAATAAAGATTATGAAACATGGATTCAAACAAACTATGCAAATACTTTAAATTTGTTCGATGTCCGTCAACGATCAAGTGTGCTAGTAATTGAAAGCGAAAACAGAACTCGTTATTTGACTCCTGTTGAATGCGAAAGGCTTCAAGGGTTCCCAGACAATTGGACAGAAGGATTATCAGATAGTGCAAGATATAATCAAATGGGAAATGCAGTTACTGTAAATGTCGCTGAGTGGGTGGCAAAAAATATAAAAGAAAATGCCTAAATTTTAAATTAGGCAGATAAATATTTACATGCAAAGGTTACTAGTAGCCATCCTAGTTACCTCCCTTGCGACGATTTACGCCTGCAAAGGTGTTCCTACCAACACAAACCCCACACAACCAAAAGAAGTTCAACCCGAAGCGGTTGAGGATTGTTCAACGGAATTACCATCGTTTGTTACAAACGGATTTACGATTATAAAGGAAGGACAACCCGATCCTTTTGGTTGTGTGGGGAAGGTTTTACAAGAGGATGGGACTTTAGTGGGAAGTGCTGTTCTTGTTTCACCAACAGTGGTTTTGACTGCTGCACACTGTATTAAAGATACTAATGCATATTGGTTTGAAACGAATGATTGCAAACGATTTAAAATAACTCAATGTCTTATTCATGAAACTTATATTCAAGACACCAGTTTAGGAGATATTGGTGCTTTTATATTAGAAACACCATGTGATAACGTTCCTGCAACTTTGTTAAAAGAATTAAACGAACTAAGTCGAACCGAAGAACTTACAACAGTTGGATATAGTTATTCAACAAAAAAAATAAGTGATCCAGGCACATTTTTTTACTATGGAACAATTTTAGAAGAACCCTGTTACATAAAGTTTTTACCATTAAAAGGATCAGTTTGGTTTGGTGATTCGGGTGGTGCTTTATTTGAAGATGGAGGTAAATTAGCAGGAATTATATCTTCTCTTGGTTTTAAAGACGGCTCAATATTTGAAAACTCAGCAACTCATGTTTTTATATACCATGATTGGATTATGAACATTGTAAACTCCCATAAATAATTTTATGGTGATTGCTGGTATAGATTATAGCCTTACTTCTCCAAGCATATGCATATACAATACGGCATCGGGTTCTTTCCGATTTGACCGTTGCATGGTTTATTTTTTATCAGATGTTAAGAAAATGCACACCGTTTTTTTAGGAAATGTCCGTGGAGAGGCATTTGAGGAGTATAATACAGAATGTCAGAGATACGATACAATATCAGATTGGGCAATACAGTATTTAATAGGTTGCACAATGGTTGGCCTAGAAGATTATGCCTTCGCGGCAAAGGGAAGAGTATTCCACATAGCGGAGAATACGGGTATTCTCAAGTACAAACTCTTTCAGCAGAGTATTCCAATCGAAACAATACCACCAACAGTAGTGAAGAAAAATGCGACGGGAAAGGGCAACTCGGACAAGGAAGCAATGTATCAGGCTTTCATCTCGGAAACTGGCGTATTCCTTAAAGACATAATTACTCCGTTAAAAAAAGATGTCGGAAACCCTGTTTCCGACATCGTTGACTCTTACTATATTTGCAAAAGCCTTTGGCAGAAAATATCTGCCGAAGAATAGTATGATTTATTTCTTCAAAACTGTGTAGCGTATAAATACTCTACCAACAGTTGAAGTAGGGTTAACCTTATCAACGCCTCTCATTTGAGGATTTTCCCAAAGTGTCTCGGCTGGATCACCTCCTTTAAATAGGGGTCCCCTTTGGAGAATTACACGGTGAGGGTGCTTCGGTAAAACCATACTAATTCCTTTTTCGCATTAGCCCACTGTTGCATTCAAACCCGTTGGAGCAAATTACACACTTTCTTTTGGTGTGTTTTTTGTTTCATTTGGTTCGTCTTTTTGCTCTCCATCATCACACAAAAGGGGGTTACGAATAAATTCTCGGTATGCCCAAAGTAAAGATATAATTAAAATAGGAGCATACCAAAAAATCCAATTATATGATTGTGGTTGAGCAAAACCAGGCTCATTAATTCTATCCTTCATACTAAGTATGATTGGATTATCTGGAGTTGTATCTGGTATTATTCTTGGAGTTGTGTCACAAGCCACCAAGAGTGTAGAAAGTAATGGAATAATAATTCTCATTTTTGTTCCTTATGACTTGTTTGATGCTGTTGCTGAACCAAAGTAAAAACCAACTATGCTGAGAAGAATTTGTCTATTCTCAGATGTATACAAAAACCCATTTATTTGAACAAAGAATTTTCTTGTGGTTTCTGGAATCAATCCAAACAACCCTTCTGGATTTTTTGCATCAATTTCTACAAAAGTTGGAACACCGAAGAATGGAAGAATAAAAGGTGCAGCAAGAGTAGCAAATAGTACTGTTAATACTATGAGTTGTCGAACACCACGCCCAACATCAATTGGGACTCTTTTTACTGCTTTATCTTGATTCTCTGTAGTTTGCTTGTTTGCTTCCATTGCCATCTGGAACATTTCTTTTTGATCCTGTGCTCTTTGCGCCCAATATCTAAAAAGAAACCCAGTGACTCCACCACCAAGCATGGAAATCAATTCTGTTGGAATCATACTGTACCTCCGTTACTGTATTTATGCGTCTGCTGGTTTGCCAAATCGTCTAATGGCATTTTCTGTGTTCTTTGCGGGGAACCCACCTTCACCCTCACGAACAAATTTGGCTTGTGTTTCTGATACTCCGGGTTTACCAAGAGCAGAAACAAATCCTTCATGTTCCTCGCCTCCATGTGTTTTTAGTTCAAACTGATCATGGTGTTCTTTAAACTGATCCAACAAATGATGTTTTGCATCATTGATGTGAGAGTGTGCTGTAAATGCTGCTGCGAGTTCTCTTTTGTTGGTGTTTATTGTCCCATGAAAGGAATCTACCATAGATTTTTTTGTTTTTTCTGATAGATTTCTTTGAGATGCTTTTGCCATATGAACATCAATAAATTTTTGCAATCCTTCAACAGTTCTATGTCCTGTTGTTCTTGCAGCATGATTTGAGTATTCTTGAAGCATTCTGTGAAATTTTTTGTTTGATGGTAAACCACGAAGAAATGAATTTACCTTTTTATCTGCAAGTATTTTCTTTGCAGAGGTAATTGCTGCTGTTATTTTTTTATGTCTCTCTGAAGAAAGAGAAAGTTTTGTTTTTGGTGTTATTGCCAAATGCGGTATAAAAGCACCTTCCGCCGAAAGTTGTTCTGGTTGACTTGATGTTTTTCTTAAATTTAAACCATCAGTTTTGTATGCAGAGTGTGCAGCAAAACCAATTTCAGCACCGTGTGGTGCTTGATATGTTATTGTATTTGGTTGAACAGTACCACTGTGTTTTGAGGAAAAAAGAAGATCTCCTTGTACCGCTGTTCCCGGTTTTAAATTTATTTTTCTTGCCAAATGTAATGCTGGAATTAATTCCCGAACAAAGTGTTCCTTTCCACTTGCTCTTATTTGATCTTCTGTTTTAAATTCTTCAGCACCCGATTTATACGCTACTGCTGGTTCACCTGAAGCATGTCTCTTTAAAACAACGCTCATGCCACCGTCTGCCTTTAAGGACATTGAATGATTAGGAGTTGTTTTTCCTCTAAATCTACCATGTGTAGATTCTAAGTGTTGTATTGCTGTTTCTGGACTACCATGATACAAAAAATCACCAAGATGTGTCATATGTCCTGTAGTTTCTACGACACGTTTTGCTTCTAACATCAGTTGTTCAAATATTTTTCTTCCAACTGCTTGTTTTTTTGCTCTCTTTTTGTGCTTTGCAGCAGCAGATGGGGTGACTACAACATCTTCTGGTTTGTCAGCTGGCACACCAACGCCAACAATTCCTCCTGCACCAACAGACATTTCTTCAATGAGCGGATAAACCGAATCGATAAATGCTTGACCATCTCCCCCTAAACTTTCTACTTCTTCAGATAAAGCACCCAATGCTGCCATTGGATTGTTCATTGAAAAACGAATTTTTGGATCTGAACTTGTGAGTAATGCCCGTTTTAAAACAACAATAAGACGATAAAAAGAATTTCCTGCTCTTCTTTCATTTTCTGTTTTGTACTCTTGTGGTTGTTTTAAAAATCTACCTTGACTGTCAATTATTCCTGCTTTGTAAATGTCCATTTGAGTGAACGATTTTGTCAATTCAGAAAGAAAATCCCAAATAGTGAAACTTGTTACGATTTGTGAATAAGATAGACTCATTTTAGTTTTTGAAGAATTAATGTTATTCTATGATCACTTGGTATTTTTGTTAAATCAATCTCAGGTATTCTTTTTGGAAGTATCTGTAAATATTCTAAAAAAGCCTTCAAGTACGGATGAAATTTTGGACAGATCTTAAAAAATAGTATTCTACAACAGGCTTCGTTTCCAAAAACATTGTTTAGTAATATAATATGATTTAAGATCAGTCTTTCTTTTAAATCTTTTGTTTTATCAAATCTGTTTAATAGTCTCTTAATGTATTTTATTTTCATTAAATCATCATTAAATTCGTTTATACCTTTGCAGAACGGATTGTCATACGCCTGCATGGCATAAATCATAAAATTTTCATCATTAAGAAACTCAAACTTCATTTTGTATTCAGGCTTCTTCGATTATTGCATTAATCATATAAAGACCGGCTTTATCTCCACCCTCCGGTTTTGCAATCTTCATTTTTAAAACATAGTTTCTTCCGTCGAAACCGTTAGTTGTCTCAAATCCTTTTGATAAATCATGGGTTGGAGATGTACCGAATGTACCACCAAATCTCTTGAGTGGGAATCTATATTCAGTCTCTGGTTCTAAGGCAGTTGCACGGTTGAAATCAAAATCAACACCAGCCAAGTTCATCTTTGCACGAAGAACATAAATGGCAGATCGAGGATCAACATATGATTTAGAGCAGAATGCTGTAATAAACGCATTCATCTTGTGCATATCATGTGGATCGTCATAATTGACGGGTTTTACCTCGTCGTTTGCTGATCTGCCCTTAGACTTTAGAACAGGATCAAATCCCATTCCGCCTCCCTCGGAGGTTTGTTCTTCGTTAATGTCTAACATTTCGGATCGTAGTTCTTTAAATCGTTTCATAGAGTCCTCTTTTGTTTATTTATGTGGTTTTACAACTCTGAGCCTGAATTTGATATGTGGCATTTCTTTCTTTAGAGATCCAACTGCTTCTACATTTGCTTGGTGATCATCCATGAATTCAACATGGGATACTGGTTTTTTTGATTTTCTTTCAATATAAGACTTGAGAGCAGTTCTTTTTGCATTTGGATCAGAGGAACCAACAGCCAAAACAGTCAGTTTTTTCCCCTTTATGCCTCTTTTTTTCAAGTATTTTCTAATATTTGTCTCTGCTTCCGGTGGTCTTGCTGTTAAAATTACTACTTCTTTTTTCTTTCTAGAAGTTCTTCTTGCTATTTTATCAGCAGGGTTTAATGGTTCTGCATCTCCAACATGGGCAAATCCAGAGAAATCAAGTTCGTGATCGTCTTCGGGTTTAAAACTGGCAAATTCACCAGAACTTAATTCTCTTGTTTCTCCTGTTTTTTTATGTCTAACAATAACCTTTGATTTAGTTTTTTTTACTAGCGTGTCATCAAAATCAAAAACTCTAACTTTTCTCTCTTCATTTAAAAACCAAATAAACGACTTCATTTTTTGCCTTTTTTCTTTTTTACTGTTTTCTTTTTACCTTTTGGTTCTTGTCCGCGTTTTCTAAGTTCAATATAGGTTGCCAATCTATATTTGGCATTTTCTTCTGTGTCTTTTCCCTTTATTGGTTTTGCTTTTACTCTTTTTGCAATTTTATCTCTACTCTTTATTTCTTTCTTTGTCATTGTTCCTGCGTGTTTTGCATTTACAATTTCTTCATTTACTTGAAATAATTTATCAAATAAAACTGATGCTCTTTTTTTTAACTCCTCTGTTAGTGGTTCGTTTTTGTTTTCTATTTCTTCATTTACTGATTTCCATCCACCACCATGTTTTTTATACCATTTTGATGCCCATCCATTTGCGTATGCGCTTGGATAAACTTTAAATTTTCTTTTTGCTAATGCTTTTGCTTTTGCCCAAAGTTTTGGATTTGTTGGTTTGTTTTTTCCTTCGTTTAACACACTATATTCAACTATATCACCATTGTTTATTGTTTTTATTGAAAGAATATCATCGTATGAAACTCCAACAGTTTCTGTATTTGTTAAAAGTTCAAATTCTTTTCCTTCTTTGATAATTTCATTTGATGCTATTTTTAAAAATCCTTTTTTAGTTTTAAATTCATTATTTTCATCTAAAAATTGAATCATTACAGTTTTGTTTAAAAAGGAGGAATCAAGATTATTTAATATAATTTTATCAAAAGAATATTGAAAGTTTTCTTCAATTAATTTTGTGTTTTTACTTTTTACAAAATCTGTTATTTGTTTAATGAATGATTCTTTTATGTTTTTGTGTGAAGTCATGACAGGTTTTCTTCCTTGTTGCGTTGTACTAACTTTTGATTCTGCTGATCTTTTTTGTCTCACAGCACCTTTTTTTTCTTCCTTTGACATCTCACCTGATGTTTCTGGTGTTTTAGAGGACACTCGAACAGATGGTCTGCACTTTGGATATTTAGAGTCAGTTGCTTTTTCTCTACCACATGGAGGATGTTTTCCACTTTTGGTTTTACGGGAAATATCAACCCATTTTTCTCTAAACCATCTTCTTAAATCTTCGTTAATCATATACTACCTTTTTTCTGAGAAGCCAATTGAACTTCTATGGAACTTTTTGCTTGTTCCATTTCATATTTAACAAGAGTCGGTTCTGCTTTGTCTAAATGTGAGTCACTACACCATTGAAGCAATATAAAACCAGTGATTTGATTTTTTACTTTAAGTGGTAAAACTGAAAAACCTGTTACGTTATTTTCTTCAAAAAATTGACGACAGAACGAATATGGTATGTCGTATATTGAAATAATTTTTGCATTATTTTCTAAAACCAAATTTAATAATGGCAAAAACATTGAACACAACAATCCTTTTATTCGTTCAGAATCAGTTGTAAGTCCTACCTCAACAGATTCATGTGTTACGGAAAATTTACGCATGGAAACTCCGTCCATAAAATATTCCCCATTATGAAATTGTATAACTTGTGCCCGAGCACCATTTGTTTTTACTCTTAATTCGGTTAAAGTTTCGTGAATTTGAGTATGAACATCTATAAAACTTTTATTTTCTTGCTCGGAGTCTTTCTTTTTACCAAACAATTTAATAAAACTCACTATAGCACCAAACACAACAGCAGTTACAATTCCTGTTGCTTCAAACCATGAAAATAAATTACTTGTTGTGCTTGATGCCATGTTTAACTACTCCCTTTATTATTTTTTTAATTGGATCTACTGAATATGGTGTAACTGAAAGAAATTTCTTTCTTAATTCGTCGGTTCCTTCTTCGCCGGCTCCATGTTCTTCATTCATTGATCTGTTTTTACTTTTTGAAAGAACTCTAAGATTGGAATCTCCATTGTTTTGTGGATTTCCATCTTCGTGGTGAACATCTTTTCCATCACCTTTCTTCACTTTTCCTTTTTTCATCATTTTTCTGCGAGCCAAAACCCGTTTAGATCTATTTGCTCTTTGTTCAGGTTTACCATGATAATTTTTGTATTCTTTTTTGTAGTTTCTTGCTTCTATAACAAACGATTCATACAGTTCTGGTTTAATTAAACTAGTCTCCCACATTTCATTTAATATAGAACCAGCATCTATTTTTTCTATTGATTTTGTTATTGTTTCCGGTGAGACTAGACCGGAGGTCAAAATCAAAGTAAGTGCTTCTTTATTTTCTAAATTTTCTACAATAAAATCATTAATAAAGTCATATGTTTCGGAAAGTTGTTGTGGTAATTCCTCAAACTGTTGGAAGTCCTGAACTGGTATTGCTACCTGTTGTTTTCCATCTATGGTAATGATATTATAGTTTCTCGCAGAACCTTCCATGTAATCAGTTACATCTAATTCATTTGATGTAATCATTGCCGGTTCTAAGTCGCAGTATTCCATAAACATCATAACATCATCACCAATCATTCGTAAATCTTGTTCTACAATTGCTGCATTGTTTGCAAAATTTGTTTGCAAAAAAGGTTCACTCTGTTCGGTTAGTCGTGATGGTTTATAATCAATGTTATAGAGGGTGGAAAGAGTTCTAATTTTCTTTCCTCCGCTTTTTCTAGATCTTCCTTTAAAAGCACCTCTAAAC